TTGATGTCATGCGCTGGTCGACGGGATTGTCAACGCCAACGCCTATCGAATATCCGAAGAATTCGGTAGGATCCCGAATACAGGAAGAATTGAAGAAGGCGATGACAAGGAGCAAGTGGTGATGCGAATGATGTTCAAGTCCGCTTCGTATTCGCTGAACAGAAAGTTCTGGTTGGCGGCTTGCGTTGCGGCAGGGCAAAGGATTAGGTGGCACAATGACACGCCGCAGCGGGCCGACATTACGCACCAGAAACGCTTATGGATCGATTTGCAGGGGGTTGCGGGTGAATTACTTGCGCTTCGTCATGCGAATCAGTTCGGCGGAGAATGTCAAATCAACCATGGAATCACGCGATTCAATGGCCCTGCTCCGTTCGATCTTCGAGTCGGCGATGTTCCGATAGAGGTCAAATGCGTGTTTATGGAGCCGCACAAGAGGCTGCTACTGATTGATGAACGATCTGTTGAGAACATGAAATCGAACAAAATCAGGAAGCTTGTTGCGGTTTTGACCAGCCCTGGTTCATGTTCAGCGGTGGTCAGCAGAGTCATTGATATTGATCAAATCGTTGATTTTGAGCGTCGGGACATGAATGGCCGGCGACCGTACTGCATTAGCTTGGAGTCACTTTGCAATCTGTACATGTATAAGCCGTTCGCCAAGATTGCGCTGGAATGCTCTAAATGCGTCATGACGGATATGGAATTAATCAATGCGATTGAAGGCCAAATAGACGGCTCAACCATCGCTGATACCGTCGAAGAACAGCAAAGCGCACGAAAGGTGGTAGACAGGCTCGCCGAGTTCTCGACGGTATCGGTATGATTCAAAGACGGCACAGGAAGGTGTAACATGCGGACAGATGACACTACGCTTACAAGAGCGATTCAAGAAGGCATGATGCGAATGGATCCGCACCGACGAGTGCGGGCGCAGATTTGCTCTGAAATCGCAGGCCCGTGGTACGGTCAGTTCGTTCGCGGTTCGAATCGCGAATTGATGGATCGCCGGCCTGTGAATGTGCTGTCGGAAATGGTGTATGCGTATCTCGCGCAGCTTGTCGGAAACCATGTCAAGACGAAGGTCTATTCAAAGACTCAGTTCTATCGCGGGCATGCGTTGCTCAAGCAGTATGCGTTGAATGATTTGGCTCGAGAAATCGATCTTGCGAAGATCTTTCGACTGACTGTTCTCGATGCGCTTACTGGCGGTGTCGGTATCGTTCGTGTCGGCAATCGCAGCGGACATGAGGAATGCCACATTGAGGGACAGGCGTTCGATATTGGTCAGATTTATGCGGCTCGAGTCGATCTTGATGACTATTGCCGGGATCCGATGAGCCGAGAAGAAAGCGAAGATCGGTGGAGAGCGTATCGGTATCGTACTACCAGAGACATGGCGATTGAGCTGTGGCCAGAAATGCGTGACACCATCATGGCGGCTCCTCTTGTCAGAGACAACTTGATGACTTCCTACGACAGCGGACTCGAGGAGTTGTCTGGTGCGAGAGGCCGTCAGGATGAAACGAGCGATGTGATCGAACTGTGGGACTGGTTCGGTTATGAAAAAGGCAAGGTGCTGACATGCACGCTCGCGGGCAATGTTGATGCGCTCAAGAAAATCAAGCCTGTTGCGGAATACGAGGGTTGGGAGGGCGGCCCGCTGCACATGCTGTCTTTCAGGCATATTCCTAATCAGGCGCAGCCGATTGCCATTTGCCAGCAGTTGCTCGACATCCACCTTGCGATGGCGAATACAAGCGCAAAGTTGGTCGATCAGATCATGTGTGCCAAGACCGCATATGTGACGCGAGCAGACGGCGAGCAGACGGCGCATGAGCTTCGCGATGCCCGCGATCAGGATGTCTTTATCGGCGATCCGACAGCGATTACTCCAATCGAAATCGGTGGAGGAATGCGTCAGTTGTTCGGTGCGTTTGACTGGTTGCGATCTGAGGCAAACAACGCAAGCGGTTCCGCAAGTCTTATTGCAGGACAGAGCGATGTGTCTAAAACAGCCACAGGCGCAACCTATATGGCCAATCAGGCCAATGTGCGATTGTCGGACATGAAAGGTGCTGTACAGAAGTTCATGTCACAAGTCATGACGCATTGCGCGTGGTACATGGACAATCATCCGAACCTGATCAAGACCTTCAAGCACAAGTTGCCCGGAACGCTCGGAACCATCGATATTCAGTATGACGATGCGGCCAAGGAAGGTGCATTCACTGAATTCATCTTTGACATCATTCCTGAAACGCAATCAAACATGGATCCCGCAATGAAACTTGCTCGAGTCGGGCAATTCATGCAGATGGCTCCTCCGTTCATTCAAATGGTGCAGCAGATGGGTGGCGATGTGCAAGCCGCAATGCAGCAGCTTGGTGAGATGTTCGATTGGCCAGAACTTGGCGAACTGTTCCCAACTCAGGAATACATGATGATGAACATCGCCATGGTCAATTCGTTCCCTGCGACAGCACAGAATGCGGCTCAACCGCAAGCACCGGGTGGTAATCCAATCGAGGCAGGGCGAATGGCTCCCGGTGCGGCTCCTGCTGAGGCGGGGCCTGCTCGAGGGCCGATCAATCAAACGAGAAGTGACATGGCGGCGACGATGCCGGCGGCTTCTCAGGGCTTCTGATAGGTAAAACACCCTATGCCGTTATACCCAATTGAGTGCGAAAAGTGCGGTTTCATGGGCGATGTGTTCTGTAGGGTTTCTGACCTAGACAGACAAAATAGGGTGAAATGCCCAGATTGCGGCGAAGCGTGTTCTCAGAATCTTGGCGCAAAAATTATTGCACCAGGAGGATCCGCCATTGCTTTCAGCGGAGAACGCCGGCACAGCGTCACCGAAGGGTTTCATAGCTCTGAGGTAGGCGAGGCCCGTCAGATGTTCGGCGCATACGGACATTGCATCAGAGATGACGGCTCGGTTTCATTTACGAACCGCGATGAACAACGCGGTTACATGCAGAAGAAATCAGATATTTACAAAAAGAATACTGAAGGCACAAATTAGTACATTCGCACCAATTTGCGTGTGTTTCTGTCAATGTAGACTTACATGCGTAAATTCGGAGATTCAGTCGTGGACAAAGAAGACGATGTGACCAACGAGCTTGATATTGATGACGGAACCATCATGGATTCCGACGATGTCGATCTCGAAGAGGAGCCGTCAGAAATCGAAGAATCCGAAGAATCCAACGAAATCGAAGAAGTCGAGGACGAGGACAAATCGGAAGAAGAAGATGAATCAGCCGAGGCGGAGGAAGAGAAGCCTGTTGCCGAGAAATCGGAAACCAAGGAAGAAACGCCGAAGCAACCGAATGAGCCAGATTGGAAGGCTGATTATGACTCGCTGGTAGATGAGTTCGGAGAAACAGCAGCCGCTCCGTTCAAGAAGATGTTTGAGCGCATGGAACTTCATGCAAGAGCATTGCAGGAAGTTGCCAGAGAGAAGTTGACCGAGAGAGAAGCAGCTGATCGCCGTCAGGCATTCGATGTGCTTGAAAAGCACGGAGTCGATCCTGACACATTCAGCGCGATCTACAAGGACGCTGTGGAGTACATGAACTTCCAGAAGTCTCGCGGCCAGCAGATCACCGGGCAGCAGGCGTTGGAGAAGGCCGCGCTGATGAACGGTCAGACGATGAAGAAGCAGGATAATGAGCGAGTCAAGAAAGCAGAACGGATGCAACGCCTGCGAAGCATCCCGCCGAAAGGCAAGACGAGTACGACGATTTTCAATTTCGATGATCCTGCGGAAGCCGATGGTACGGCTCCGCGTAGGAAATAACCCGTTCGTTTAACTTTTAGGGGTAACAACAATGCCCGGTTTGACACTTGCACAACTTCAGAACTTCCAGAACAGCAACCGTGCGAAGGTTCGCCGCGTAACTTTCGCGGAAACAGTCGCCCTTCAGGACTACGCGCTCCTGAATGAGTTCATCTATCGCAATCCGAAGACGAAGCCTGCGTCTGGTACGCGATATGAGGAGCGTATCCGTCTGCGCCAGAACAGCGGCGCGACTCGCGGCGTTGATCTCTATGAGACGACGAGCGCACAGAAGTCGCCTCCCGTGGCTGTTGCAGCCGCAAACTATGTGTTCTATGAGAACAAAGGTATCGTCTTCGATCTTCGCGAAGATGCGTTGAATGGTGGCGATGAAGCCATCATTCGTCACATGGATGCGGAGCGTTCGGCGAACTACGAAGATATCGCCAACAAGCTCGAGGCAGACCTTGCGACCACGCCGCTCAAC